TGTGAATCCGGGAGTTAACAACATCCAGGTCGCTAATGCGCAACGCCCTGGCCTCCACCTCACCTTCCACCGCGCAAATACTAACATCTTTAACGGTACCATGACTATCGACGCCTCGCAGGGTACTGACTCGGACAACGTCTACATCCATTGTTTCCCCAATGACGAGGCTGCATTCGCGCAAAATCCGTATGCTTTCGCTCTTGCCCTCACCCGCGCACGTCAGACCGTCACGATCACCGTTCCTGCCGGTACCCGTAACCAGGCTCCTCTCGTTCAGGCTCTTGTTCGCCTCGGTCTTCGACCGAATCAAATCGTCCGCCGCGGTGCTACCGTCTTCGGCTCCCGCAATGATCCGGTCTCTCACGCGTTCACTTCCATGGACGATCTCGACCACGCCGAAGCTGACATCCCTGAGAACTTCAACGCCGACAAGGAGGTTGTCGCCACGCACATGTTCTATGCCGGCCGCCCGATCGTCGTGGAAGAGGATGATGAAGATGCCAACAACACTCCGTGTCTTGGCATAATCACCCCCGGTCTTGTGGAGGCATTGTACGCCTTGCATCCGGAGCCGCCGCAACCAGCTGACCTGACCCGTGACAAGACCATGATTAGGTTCCGGAAACCCGATTCCGCAGTTCGAATCCGTGTCCCAGAGTGGATCCAGTCACTCGACCTGCACGAGCCCACACTCTACAGTCATATTGGTTATCCGTTCTCAAACACGGAGGTCCTTGCATCCGTCTTGGCAGTTTTCGACAGGTATACTAAGCCACAAAATGTTGCTATCCCTAACAAGCGAGCCTTCATGCTTGCCGACATTATGTTCGATCGTTGGGTCAGCGCATTCATCAGGCCTGATGCCGCCGTCAAGATTCCGTCCGTCGCTTCGATGTTCTCGCACTGGTTCGGAAACGCAAAAGCACTTCGCATAGCTCAGATTGCCGAGGAACTCCCATTCATTGATTCAGGTCGTCCTTTGCAAAATGAATACTTCCTGAAGTGCCAATGCAAGCCCAAGTTTAAGACCTTCGGTTTTTGTGCTGAGTGCGGTCAAGGTATCCTCGCCACGAACAAGTTGCTTAATGCCACGATCTGCCCTCTGATCGTCCAAGCAACTAAGATCATGCAGAGCATGTTGAAGGGCGGCGTGATATACGACTCTGGTTATTCAGGCACACAGCTTGACGACGCCGTTCGTGCCACAGGTCAACACAGGGCCAAGGAGTGCATGTCGATCGATCTGTCACAACAGGATTCGTCGCACGTCAACGTTCACAGGTTCTTTATCGGCAAGGTTCTCGCATTCCTAGGCTTCGATGACACCATCGTCACGCTCTATCTCATGACTCGCGCTAAACGTTTCTGCAAGGGTCTGACAATGCTCGGCCTCCTGTTCGAGGTCATCGAGAGGTTGTTCTCGGGCGAGCCTGGCACTGCGCTGTTCAATTTCTTGATGTCCACTGGTACTTCGGTATGCACATTCGATTTCTCCAAATTCGAGCTCTTCATTGGCAAGGGCGACGATAACACGGTCGTCCCTGTATTGCCCCGTTTGAAATCGGCGATAAATATGGTCAAGGAGACTGGCGTCACTCAGAAGATCTCCATCCTCCCGTACTTAGATTTCGCAAATCGCATCTTCACGTCAACCGGCCGCTCGTTCATGGATCCCGCACGTGCTCTCGCGAAATACACCATGCGTATGAGCAAGCGCGAGAACTCCGTTAATGAGTGCATTGCATTCCAAGATCACATGCTGGTTTGCAATGAGCTAGAACATGAGGAACTGACCAACGCATTGGTGGCCAAGCACGGCATCGAGTACGTCCACGCCCACGACATCGTATCGGCCGTCAACGACCTCTCCCGTCCGGCTACGTATTACGCCAATCTCCGCCCTTCGAAGGTCCCCGTGGAATTCATGCCAGTCATCAGACAGTCTGGGCAGTACGATGTCGTGTTCGAGGACCTACAAGATCGCTGCGCCCCAGCAGCCATTGCATTCATCGCCGACGTCCCAATCGAAGACGTCATGAATTACGTCGCGCAGCTCAGGCTCCGTTACCATGTACACCCAGACATCCGCGCCGCCGATAGGAATTCTCGTCACACTCACGCTTTTCACATGAGCGCCGACGAGATCCTTCGTGCCGCAATGAAGTTTGGGGTACGCCGCACCGGTTCTGATTTGTCCCTCAAGATCGAAGGCCATCACGTCGTCGTCGTCCGTGGCAAGTTCTCG